TATTGGTTATACTGAACATTCTCAGCAGCAGGATTAATACCATTAACTTTATTAAATACTTGCATAATAGTATCTTCTGGCATACCAACTAAATCAGGTCTATCTACTAGGAACTGTTTTAATGGGTCACCATCACCAAGCTCTCCTCCATCTGCAAAAGTAGTTTTGATTCTGGCTTCTTTATTAAAGATATCATGTATGAAATCTCCTGCAGTTCTAGAATACTCTTTATCAGCACCAAGTCCAGCATTATGGTGGTAACTCTTTCCTTTAAAGTTACTAGGTAAACCGCCAGCTCCTTCTATACCAAAGGTATCTTGGTCTGTGAAATCTTCTGCATTATTTCTTGCTTGTCTTCTTTCTTTTCTACCTCCACCATCTAAAGGTCCACCTAAAGCTAATTTTTCAGTTTCTTGTTGAACTGCTGCTTCTTTTTCAGCTTCTTCAGCTTCTTTAGCAATTCTCATAGACTCATTAGCTTCCATTAATTTAGTTAATTCAGCTTTTTGAGAATCCATAGTAATAGAATCATCTCTTAATTCATATTTCTTTTTAATCTTCTTAGCTTCATCAGCAAAAGTAGTTTTAGAATCAGGCATACCTAATCTATCAGAGAAGATATAATCATCTACTTTGACTTCTCCACCTTCAACTTCATTGCCTTCACCCATAGCAACTCCACCTTCTTCATGTGTAGGGCCATTAATTTCTTCTATATCTCCACCCATTGGGCCACCATTAGCATAAGTAAAAGGATTAAGTAAGCCTCCATCTGCATAGTGCTTTTCTTTAAGTGCATCAAATTTAGCTTGCTGTTCTTGTTTACCACCTGCAGCACCTAATACTGTACCAGCAAGTAAACCTACTCCTGCACCTACACCTGTACCAATAGGTCCAAACATAGAACCAAGTTTAGCACCTTGTCCTGCCATAGATAATCCTCCAGTTATTGCTCTTTTACCTGGATTAGATAGTCTGTCATCTTCTTCAGGTATAAATGTATCTGCTATAGATGAACTGATATCTCCTGCAGCACCAAAGAGGTCACCACTAAGAGCACCACCACCAGCTAACTTCTTCTTTTTCTTTTTGACTGCAAAAGAAGGAAGACCTACGTGGGGATTAATTATTACTTTTTTATTATTTGCCATAATGTTGGGTGTTATCAAATATATTTGTTTACAAATATACGACAAAAAGATGCTCTTACAATGAAGAACATCTTTTATTTTTATTATAAGTGTGTGATTAACAGTAACATACAGTATTACTAACTGTCATATTACATTGGTGTTGCACTATAAGAGTATATTAACTCATGTGCTATATGTCTCTTATTCAGATTGTTATCATATTCTAGTATACAATGTAACCAAGGGTTTCTTAGTCTAGATTTACCATCTGTAGAATCTCTAGGTATAGTATATCTCCAAGTTCTCATTCTTCTTTTAATATCTCCTCCATTAGTTGCAGGGATTATACTAGTAGATACATTTAGAGTTATTTTACTTGTATCTTGATACTCATTATACAGTTGAATAGAGTTAAAGGTTTCATTATAAATGTCATCTCCATTTGTATCATAGAGCTCAGCTTTAAATTCTAAGTTATTCCATACCTTATTAACTTGTCCTTTTTCTCCAAGTATAGTATGTAGAATAGATTTATAAGCAGGTTGCCCATAATAGGTAGCCATGTCTCCTTCATTGTGTACATAAGCAGATGCTCTATCAAAAGGAGAAGCTGATAGTAGTCTTCTACCATACTGTAAGTAGATATTAGGTACATAGCTATAAAATGATTCAAAAGATTGAAGTAGCTCACTGTAACTAATAGTAAATCCTAATTGAGATTTATCAGTTACTAATGTACCTAAAGCTATAACATCATCTAACCTAGCACCTGCCAGAATATTTAGTCCTTCTTCAAATAAGTAAATATTACCTCCTGACTCTAAATAAGTTCCTGCAAGTATAGTGTAGTCTTCTTCTATAGGGTCTGGTAAAGTAAGCGTATTAAAGGGCTTTAAGAAAGTAAATAATACTCTGTTATATCTGAAATCAGGTACACCGTGTACTCCTACTGCAGCACCACAGTCTCCTGTAGCTAAAGTCTTATCCGCTTTAAGTATACTACCATTAATATTCTTATCAAAGAATGAGCTCATACCTTTAAGTTCTGATATAGCTCCTAAACTTCCAGCATATTGGAACATCTTCTTAAGTCTAGCATCATAATGATATAATGCATTCTCAGAAGCTACTACTCCAAACTGATGATAACTACCTGTGTTAACAGATACATAATCATAATTAGGAAATACTCCTCCAGTTCCTAGTACTAGTTCTTGACCAGAATTATCCTGGATTAAACTTCTTTCATTAATAGATGCTACACCAAAAGCTCTGTCCTGGTAGAAGAATAATCTATCTTTAAAGTTAATGATTCTATTAATAGGACCATATATTCCATTTACTTCAGTAGAATTAGCTACCTTAAAAGACCTCCAACTATCTGCAAGTTCTCCATCTATCTTAGCATCTGATGCCCATAGTTGATGAGGATGTTCTTCTACAAATGTAGTTAAGAAGTCTTGTGCAAAGAATTTTTCTTCTGTCTTATTTGGTACATTCCATAATGCATTGTATAGCCAAGAGTTACTTTCATATACTCCCATGTTAGCAGCATCTCTATCTGCAGCCCAATGCTGACCACTTCTATATTCAGTATTTACTGTACTCTCTACAGGGAAACAAAATGCAGTAGATAATTTATTATCCATAGGTGTTTTATACACTTCTTTATATGCTGTAACTTGATTCCAATAAAATTGAATTTGCTCTTCATCATAGTAAGTAACATAAGTATCTCCACCATATACATCAAAAGTAAATGATGAACCTGTAGCATCTGTAATAGGTTGGTAATGATTAGTACTAATGTATTGGTTCTTACTTCTATCAGCGTAAGTGTTACCTCCATATTGATTAAGTAGGAATCTACAATATTGTATTTCTTTTAAGTATACATCAGTAATTGATACACTAGTACCATTAAAATCTATAGTAGCTTTATGTGCTTCATCATGAGGGTGTCTTAAGTTACCTGCATTCCCTGCAGCATCTGTAGGAGAACCTGTATTATTAGTTACAGAGTTTGTATCATCTAGTAAAAGCATCTTTTTAATAGAACCTAATCCTAAAGGGGTTTCATTTACTGCAGATGAACCACCTGACCTAGCATAAGAACTATTAGCAAGTCCAATTGCAGGGTCACTATATAATGCCATTACGTCAGTATTAGGGAAGATATACTCTCCTACCTTTAAATCTCTAGCAGATTCTATCTGAAATCTTTCTCTATTATAAGGATTAACAATTAAGCTTCCTTCAGCCTTGTAATAAAAAGCATAAGACCTATTTCCACTTGCAGCAACTTGGTCACCACCATATAATGCTAGAGTACTATTATAGTATCCTCTAGTATCTATGTAATCATTATCTTTAAAAGTAGCGTTATATAATTGAGCTATAGGACCTAACATATAAGTTAATCTCTTAGCTTGACTGTTAGCTACTTGACTTTGGGTTAGTCCTGGGTAATCTGCTAAGTGGTTAACACTAGGTTGTACTACACCATAGACATCTATATTTCCAAAAGTAGTATAAGATGCACCTGGCCCTAAAGGTCCTGTGTTCTCCCAAATATCAGGAAGAGTTTCTCCTACCTGATTATCAAAGAACATTTGTATTCCTGACCCTAATTTAGTTTTATCTGCTTCTTTTCTTTCTACTCTAACTATAGCAAATGCTGTTACAGAAGAAGGTAAAGAAGATGTATCTACTGTAAATGTTATTCCTAATGACTGTAACTCATCAAAGCTACCATTATTAACCATTAATGGAAAACCATCATCTACATTAGGGAATTTAATATCTCCAATCCAGTTAGCAAAAGATACTGACCCTTTATTATTATAAAAAACCATTGCGTATCTATATACTTCACCTCTAGTGTGACCTGCTAAGTTATTAGGTAACCAAGAAGATGCATTGTTTTTTAGTTGACTTCCATATTGAATCTCTTTTAGAGAACCATCAGCTTCCATTACTCCTAAAGTAAGAGGGCCATCTGAAGCTCCCCAGTTATTTACATCTATATGTGGTGGAGCAGTAGTAGGATGACTCCCTTGAAAATTAGCTGCAGATGCATATGATGTGAATTCATAACTTACATTTAATCCACTACCTCCTAAAGTAGTACCATCTACTTGATACTTGTATTGATTTACTGCTGTAAACCATCCTGCATTATCTTCATCGTTATAAGTGTTGATAGCATCATGTGTATCTCCTACTGAAGCATATGCTGGAGTAGGACCACTTAAAGTGATAGGTGTATCTGCATCTAGTAATGCATCTGTAGAACTATTAAATCTATATGCTCTAGCATCAAAATCTACAACAAAGTTATTAGTTCTTGTATTAGCTGCAATCAATTGATTATCAACTACTTCAATATCTTTAGCTTTATCAAAGCCTGAAGATAACATATTAAATTCTACTAGAGGAATCTGAATAGCTTCTAAAATAGAAGCACATACTACTGTAGTTTCTCCAGTAGAGTTAATATATTCCTCATCAAATTTATAAATAGTTTTAACTCCACTGTTAGTGTATACAATAACTAAGTGCTCTATAACATCATAGTTAGTATCTAGTCCTTTAATATCATAAGTAACAGAGTTAGAACCTGGGTTAACTACAGTAACATCTCCTTCAAAGTCTTCTAATGCTGTAGATGTTAAACTCTTTCCAGGTAAGTTAACCATAGCTGATACAGGAGAGTAAATTGTCTCTGCTCCTCCTGAGTCTATTTGTCTATAAGCAAATTGTACTACTACACCATCAGGTAAACTTCCTGTACCTACACTTAGTATGTTAGGTTGAGAAAATGTTACTCCTGCTCTTAAATCTAAGTTATTTACTGGAGTTTCAAATACATATGGGTCTGCAACATTAATAGTTCTTACTGAACTGTTATTATCTGTCCAATAAACTCTTTTTAAATTAGAAGTTTCATATCTACCTATAGCTCTACCTATTCTATGACAGCTAGAGAAATCTACTAAGTTATTATATCTTAAGTGTTCTGTTACTACTAAAGTATTAGAAGCACCTATACCAGTAATAGTATCTGTAGCTTCATCATAAACTAGTTGCCAAACCTGCCCTGCAGAACCTGAAGGAGATTCAGTAGTTTCTGAAGTAGTGAATACTATAATATCATCTACTATAGTAGTCCATCCTATAATCTGTAATCCAGATTGTGCTGCTATAAACTCTACTGTAGAACCTAAAGTCCCTATAATAGTCTGAATCTTAGCACCATTAGTGTCTTCAATAACTGTAGTACTTCCTATCTGATATACTGTAACATCTGCTCCTAGTGCTATTACACTTGCATTTGTACTTATCTCATCAAATATATTATCTTCTGTAACAGCTATAACAATTGAAGGAGTAGCATCTTGAAAGTTAATAGTAACAGTACCTGTAAGGTTACTAACTATCCCTTGTTTCTTAATGTCTGGAATAGTAAATCCTAATTTGTTTCCTTTTTCTGTTTCTAATGAGCCCGTAGATAGGCCATCTTCAGTAGTTACTCTGAAGTTTAATAAGGAGTAGTATGAATTAGCAGGTCTTTTATTCTTTGCAGAATCCTGATTCATTCCTCCTAAGTAAGACTGTATTGCTTTCATTATTGTATATTAAAATAAGTTTCAGAATCAGATTGATTAGGTCTATTAACATTAGAATTTCCACCAGTATTATGAGTGTGTCTTTGTTCAGCAATACCTGCAGATTTAAATCCGTCAGCATGTTGATTAATTTTAGGAATAAGTCTTAACCAGTTGTTTTTAATAGACTCCATCATATCAATACCTGGCATAACTGCTCTATTTTGTGCAGCACCTATGTACCAATCTCTATCTGCTTCAAGTTTTTGATAAACTCCTGCAGGCATCTTACCTCTAGACCATTGGATAAATCCTAATCTCCATTTAATATGAGCAGCAACTGCTTCTTTAAATTTAGCATCATCTGGAATTCTTGGGAAGCCTCTATCATCAACTGGCATAGATATCATTGCTATCTTAATATATCCAGTTTTAAAGTTGGTAAATATAAAATTATCATTAACTTTGTAGGTCAAATCTGAAATACATCCAGAATCTCCACTACCATCACAATACCAATGGTGGTTAGCATCCGTAGAGTAACGCATTTGAGTAAAGTTTTTACTTTCTCTGCACTCTTCTTGAGGAGTGTCATCAGCTACAGGAGATGCACCAATAGTAATTATCTGAAATAATTCTATAGGAAGACAACCTCTGTAATCAGAAACATAAACTTCCTTAACAGATTCTATTAAGTAGTTGTTAGCTCCAATTAATTCCATAGCTTCTCCAGCCCATTCTAAGGCATCACCATATTCTATAGCTCCTGTCATCCCTAAATCTCTATATACTTTAGAGATGATAGTTTCAACACTTACATATTTTCCGTTAAATAAACTCATAATTCGTAGTAATCTATTTTATTGTTAGGGGTTTTAAGTATTGTACATAGTTCTACTTTAGCTGTCCTACAAGGAATAAAGGAGTACGCTGACTTCCATTTATAATTTGCTTTTCTAGTAGAGTAATACCATTGTACTATATACCCATTAGTATGTTTATTGAAATGCCTAACTAGTTTCTTTTCAGCTTTAGCTTTAGGGTCTACTTCCCAAAGTTCCATTGTGGCTTTCCAATCAGGTGGTAAAGGATTTACTAAATCTCCCTCCTCATTTATCCAAGGAGTAATCTTCTTCTTTCTAATACCTAGTATACCCATTCTTCTGGGTAAAACAAAATCAAAAGACTCATTTAAAATAAGTTTTCTGATTTCTAAATTAAATGCACTGATAACTTTACAGTACAAATCATATTCAACATAGTAAGGAGTATCCCTATCTATCTTGGCTCTTTTTATTTCCTCTCCCTTCTCATTAGTAAAGTCTTTAAAATACTTCTTAGCGTAGTAGTCAAAGAAATCTTTACTCTTAATATGGGCAACATACTTCTCCTTTTGTTTCCCTTTCTTAGTCATTATTGTTTGTTTATCATTTCTTGACCATCATTAGCACTGTCTTTAGGAATCTTTAAACTCATTCCAAACTGAGCTAATACTTGCTCTTTTAAATATGGTATCATATGGTTATTGATAGGATAGTCATCATCAAAAGAGAAACAAGCTGTTCCTTCCATATCACATTTAAATCCTACAAAATCTGCAGGAGAAGCTAATACTCCTCTTACATTAAGATGAGTTAAGTGTATCATATTAGGGTCTATCATAATGACATATACATAACCATTTAATAAGAAACTTAATACTCCCTTACTGTACTTATTTTCTGCTTGAGCAGTATATAATGCTTTATCATAGTCAGTATAAGTAAAAGGGAGTTTAAGTTTATGAATTGGGCCCACTCTAGTTACACCAAGTCCAGTATGGAGCTTGACAAACTTAGGGAGCATCTTTTTAGTTCTAAGTACTACACATCCTAATTCTATAGAACAGCACTCTGCAGCATCAACTTCAACTAGCTCAAGACAACCTAAGTCCTGGATAACTTGAGAATCAATGCTATCCTTTTCTTTTCTTAACCAAAGTGCTCTTTGATTATCTATCTGGTAGATTACTTGCTTTTCTGATATTTCAGTATCATCAGAGATTTGATTTCCTCTGATGATTTCCATTACATCATATATAATTTCATTGAATGTTGCCATTGTCTAATATAGTTTATTGTTGAAAGAGAATTTACCTTTCTTAAAGTCTAGTACTGTAGGATACGCAATATCATCTTTTAATGTTATTGTAAGTATACCATTTCTCCAATTTTCTTTTTGTGGTCTAGACATATAGCTAAATACTGGACTGTTTTTATCTCCTCCCCATCCACAGTTATATCCTGCAATGTTACTCTCAAAGTAAGTACCCATTCTATGAGTATGGAAGAAAGCTATATTTCTATGTAATTCTGATGCATGCTTATGAGCTGCATGCTTATTACACCATTCTCCGTGAACTATTTCTAAATCTCCTAATGTTACACTAGCAGTTTTCCAGTTGAATTGTGTATTGTATCCTCTATGTTTGAAACAAGCTTCATAAGGTGAAAGAACTCCAGCAGTACCTAAGTAACTGTTATCCACATCTTTACCCCATTGGTTATACCAATCTTCATGGTTTCCATAGAAGTATTCTTTTTGGATTTCTCTTTTACCAATAGCTCTATCTAATTCATCTAAAGCTAAATTAGCTTCTTCATATTCTCTAGCTAAAGTATAACCTGATAATCTAATCTTACCTTTACTATGTCTTGAGATAGAATGCATATCTAATATGTCTCCTGCTAATACAATACCTTGAAGGTCTTTCATATCTGCTATAAGAGCACAAGTGGCACTCCACATTGCTTTGTTATGGAAAGGTAAATGAGAACATCCTAAAACTATATAGTTACCATCTTTAAATTGGTTTACTGTATAAGCTGGTTTTTCTTGTTCTACGTGAGCCTTAGTTAATACATCAATAGCATCTGTTATCTTTCCTTGAGCTATTAAACTTGTAGCTACAAAGTTGAGAGCTTCTGCTCTACTCTTAGCTTCAGCAGTTTTAGTGAAATCAGCAGCACCTAAATCAATATGTATATCACTAGTATCTACTGGTGAACCATATTTAACTTCTTTAACTGCTGCTTTAGCAACTTCTCTACTTACATTAAACAATCTTGACAGTGTACGTGAGCCAGATTTTAAGTAACCAGGTTTATCAGTTAGTAATTTTATTAGATTCTTCTTAGTCATTTATAAAAAATTCAGTTAATAATCCTAATGCCCTTGAATCTATTTCAGTAGACATCTCTAAATACCTTTGTAATGTGAAAGTTTTATACTCTCCATCTACTTTTACTAGTAATTCTTTATCTTTGGAAACTGTAGTAAAGTTAATGTCTACTTCTTTATCAGTAATAGCATTAATCTCATTTACCATTGATTCTTCATCTGAAGATTCAAAATCTGTTACCATAAGAGATTGAGTCATATCAACTCCTTCTTTAAGTTTACCAGAACCATTTTCATCTCTAACAATATACTTATCTACTATATCTTGCTTTTCTTTAAGTGTAGATGTAACCACTTTATTTAATTCATCTTTAGCATCTAACAACTCCTGTTTTAAAACTGGAATACCTCTACCAATAATACTTCCCAATACTTGGTCTAGCATCATTATCTCCTCTACTTGTAACTTCTTAATCATGACATCGTTTTTAGTTATAGTCACAAAGATACGGAAATTAATTTAATCTTCCTTTTCTGGCTTAATAACCTTAGTTATTTTTTTAGCCTTTTTAATTTTCTCAGCTATGATGTCTTTAATAGTAACTCCATTTACTTTGTAGTAGTTTTCATCTATACTATCAAATTCAATCCACATTAAAATTAATCCAGCACATTTAGTTGCACTATATTCTACTGGGAATGTAGGTACAAAATGAGTAAGTAAATCTGATAACATAAATCTATCTAAAATAAAAACAGTTATTACTACTACGTTGTACCAAATAAGTTTAGGCATTAATCCATTTCTAGTTTTCTTACTAGATACTTCTAGTCTTACATCTTTACCATCTTTAATAGCTTGGTGCTTTGCTGCCCATCTACCTGTGAAAGTATCTAGTAGTATCATAATACCAACTAAAGCCATTAAAGGGTATATAGGTGATAAATAAAGGGAGATACTTATGAATCCTGCTGAACCTAAGCTTATAACTTTGGCCCATAAATCTATTAATTTGTGTGGCATTTTTATTTTTTTATTAAAATTCTAATTTACTTATCCATTCATCAATATTCACTTCCTCTACACTATTAATCAAAGCCTCTCCAAATCCTGCTAGAACATCTGGATACTTAGTTAGCAGGTTCTCAATATCTTCAGGGTTGATTATCACTAACCTCCTTTCTCCATTAAGTTCCTTGATGAAGTCGGTGTATGTAGTACTTACCCCTTTAAACATAAACTTGACCTTGCTATCAATCAAAGTAATTAAGTCTGTACATTCTTTATCTGTACCTAGTATTATTCCATATAGTTTTCTCATAATATTAAAGAGTTGACATAAAATTGTTAATTTTATCTATTTCATCATCTGATGGAATTATATTAGTATATATTAAGCCTGATAAGCTAGAGGGGATATACGCACTTGTTGACCTAATCAATGCGCCAATTGTTAAATTGTCTCGACCTGGTATATCTCCATAAAATTGCCCTATGTCTCCTGCTGTAGGTGTTATTACTTTTGTCCCTCCATTCAAACTAAAATAAGTATCAGTACCATCCACAAGTACATACCCATAGTTAAACCCGACTGTAGCTGTTTGTGAAGAACTTAGATTAGTCGTAGTTCCCCCAATAGTTAAGAAGTTTATTTTTCCAGTATTTAAAATTCTAAAGGAAACTCCATTAGTTCCAGCTTGGTCACCTGACCCCATAATATATGCTTGATTAATTCCGTCAAAATAGACTTTAAAAAACAATATTCCAGAATTATCATTTAATGGGTTAACTCCTGAGTATAAAAGGAAGTCATTAATTCCATCTGAATTAACTGTTGAGACTCCTTTTAAGGGCTGAGCGGTTACAATTCCGTTACTAAATACAAAAGCATTTACAGACTGGTCAACCCATGAGCTTACATTTGCCCCTGTTATATTTGAGGTTACTCCTTTAGAGTGGTCCAAATAAAGTTGAAGCCCGTCTATGTTTAGAGGATTAAAACCCCCTAGATAGTTAATGGTTCTATCCTTACCAAAACCAAAACTAAACATCTATTGTACTAAAGCTATTGAACCTCCACTTAATGTGTAGGCAGTTATTGTTCTACCTAGAATAGGTCTTATAACCATTCCTTTAGTAACAGTATTAGTACTGATACCTTGTAAGGTTAACATATCTGCACCTTCACTATCAGTTAATACTAGAAAAGCTGCATCATCATTAACTACTATAAATTTGTAGTTTTTTCCTGTTACTGCTGTTGTAGTAAAATCATATATTGTTCCTGCACCTCCTAGTGCATCATTTTCATTTCCGTATGTTGGCATAATATTTTATTTTTAAGATTAAGGGTAGATAATTATCTCTACTCCTGCATTATTGTACTCATCAGACTCTAAAGTAATAATATCATCATCATACCTTAATATACCTACTGCACTAATTGGTAAATATGTTTTCCCATCAATAAACTTACTAGCAGAATGGAAGTTATAAGTATGTTGTCCAGTGCCTACATCAGCGTAGTCTGTAGAAGTAATACCTATATTATCCTCTAATACTATTAGAGTAGGTTGTGATAATAATACATCTACTACTTCAGTATTAGAAGCCCATGTAGTTGGAGTTGTACCAGTTGCTGTAAATGCTACATCAGGAGTAACATATCCTACATTAGCAAAGTCATCTGCTCCTTCTAACGTAGATATAATATACTCTTTTCCTATTGTTAATAGACCACTATCAGTAGTAATTACATCAGCAGTTAATAGTGCTCTATAAATTAAAGCCTCTGATATACCAGGTACTGTAATATTATTTCCTACAAAACTAAGGAAATATGCGCTACTTAATTGTTTAGGAGATTTGTTAGGTCCTGTATAAATTAGTATAGTATCTTTATCTGTCATAGCATTAGTTACACCAGTACCTTTAATGTTAATTGGTTTTCCCATTACTTTCTAAGTTTAATTTTTTTACTGATACCTACGTGGTATCCTTTATTAATTATATCATACCCAACTTCAAACTTTACTTCTTTTTTAGTAAGTAGTTCTAGTTTAGGTTTTAATAGTATGTAGTTAGCAGAAACTCCACCATCTATCCCTAAGAATAATTTTACTTTCTTTTCTTCAGGTTTCATTAAAAATATACTATCTGTTCTATTAATATACTTTGGAAACTTAGGAATGTAATTTAATTGTTGGTCTACTAAAGTACCATCTGTTTTTATTCTAGAAAAAATACTACCTGAAATTAATGAATCCTCGTATGGATTATTGTATTCAAGAGTATTAAAAATAGTATCATTGATAGTATCATGAAAGGTAACGTACTTAGGTACAATGACTTCCACAGGAACTGAATATGGTACAGCTAATTGAAATTCTACTGTATCTATAAGTGTACTAGTTTTCACCACCTTATATTCTTTATCAGATATAGTTTCATTTCTATTCATAGAGCATACATTCATAAGTATAGCTATAACAATGATATACAAAGGTAGTAATTTTATATCAGTCTTTGTTACTTGCATACGTCTTTTTTCTCTAATAGTGTGTATGTGAATGTATCTCCATAGATTTTACCACTTAGTTTCATTCTATCTAATACTCTACTTAAATCTACTGGGTATTGAAATACTTGACATCCTGCTGAGTATCTGCCTACTGCAGATGCTTCAGATGCGTGATGTAAATTAATTCCAAATCTACCATTATCTTCTACTTCTACATCAATAGTAGTATTTTTATTCTTATCTCTGTAAACTGTAACTCTAGAAGCTTGTACTCCTGCTTTATACTTCCCTCTATGTTTGCCTATCTTCCACATTCCTCTGTGTTGTCCTGGTTTTAAAATAGCTACTCCTTCTTCATTAAGAAGTTTGTAAGTAGAATAATACTTTCCTGGGTCTGTAGTAAAAGCATCATATACTTCTATTACTTTAGCACCGTTGTCTTCATAAGCTACTAAAAAATAATCATCAAATACATTAGTAATTGAATTACTTGTCCTAATACCAATTAAATTAATATTACCGTGACCAGTAAAGAACTTATACCCCTTCTTCTCTACACTCTCTTTTATGTTCTTATAACTTAAATCCATTTTTTTTTAATTTTTAGCTTTCCGTAATAGCTTTATTTATAGTGCCTTTTTAATAATTAACTTAATCCTGGAATATTTACATTCTCAATATCATTAGATACCATACTATTTAGCTGCATCTTTGTCCAATTTTGGTCAATAGAATACAAATCATTTCTCATACCATTTGAATAGCTGTCATTATTACTGTCTCCCATTAACCATACCATAGTACTTCTATAAGCAAGGAAGTGGTCTTTTTGGAAGTTACTAGTAGTTCCATTATTAACAGAACCACGATAGCCTTGACCTACCTTGTAGTCATCTACCCACTTAGTAGGGTCTGTAATCATTAACTCAATTTCAGTAGTAGTAGGAAGAGCTTGATTTCTAATTAGAGTAGTAACTAACATAGAAGATACTTTACCGTGATAGCTTAAGTAAGTACTACTTCCACGACCACCAATTGTAAAATCTCCAGCAACAGTTCTATCCATTCTTTGACCTGTAGTTATCCAATTACTTGAAGTAGATAGATTAGAACCTACAGCGTTGAATGAATCAGCACTACTCATTAGTCTAATATCAAAGCAATCAGCTAAGTTAGAAGCAGAAGCAGCACCACCTCCTAATCTTTCACCAGTATGAGCAATATAAACTCCATACCAAGTAGAAGAAGATATATTCTGAGCAATTCTACATTTATTAACTCCAGTACCTTGACGTCCCCATTGTAAGCTAAGGTCTCCATTACTTGATAAAGCTAAGGAAATATTATCATCTCCATTTGAAGAGCCTTCTCCTTGATTCCATATAACTTGATTACTGTTGTGTCTGTCTGCTTTAAATACAACTGTAGTAGCAAAAGGTCTAGCACTAATATCGTCAGAAGTATATCCAGCTGTAGAATTTCCACCAACTGTATTAGCTAGTCCTCCCATTTGCATTGGCTGTGCATACATACTATTACTAACTTGCTTAGTGTGCTCACTAGCGCCATTAAAGTCTAATGCCTTAGCCCAAGATGTATCGTTACTTGGAGCTGGTGTAGGAGTTGTAATTGTCTCAATATCATCAGTACTAATATCACCACTAGTATTTAAAGTAGCCATGTGAATTTTAACTGGTGCAGTACCCTCTATGTTTGTAGCTTCATAAGTATTAGAGAAAGTTCCACCATCAGCAGGACTTGCATTATTCATTATGTTATTTAAGCTACAAGCAATTAACCAAGCACTAGTACCATTTACTTCAATAGCATAGTCATAAAAAGCTTGAGTCATTGAGTTAATTACA